GGGAAAACGACCTGTGTAAAATTGCGTTGTGTAGTGCAACGAAACAATGAATTTTAAACCTTGTTAGTAATAGTTATGAATTTAGAAGATAAAAGAAAAAAAATTAGAGATAATAGAAGAAAATTAAAACACCTAAATAAGAAAAGATTTAAAGTATACCAAAAAAGTATATGTAATAAACATTGGAAAATACTTCAACAGTTGAAAAGTATAAATGAAGAAATTTTCAATACACAAAAAGAAACAGAAAATCTAAAAAGGTTGATTAGTGGTAATGATATTTAATTATTACTAACACCAAAGGATAGGGCGTTTTAATGCCTTATCATGGCTGTTATCAAGCGTTTTAATGCTTATATTCCATCTGCAAGCCTATTAGCTACATCTTCTAAGCCGTTGTTACGTAAAGTTTCAATGGCTTTTGCATTATTCATTAATACTTGACTACGTTCTAATTCGTTCTCCTGCATTATTGATAAATGAGAATAGTCTAATGTAATATTAAAGCCTTTTTCTTTAGCTCCTAAAAACTCACTTAATGCATTACCGTAGTTATTAGCAAAAGGTATAATAGTATTGTTATAAGTGCTTTTCTCTGCATGGCTCATATTCTCGAATGTAGCGCCTTTGCTACTACTAAATAAGTCTCTTTCCCCTCCAAATATATCTATGATCTGCGCAAAGTCGCTTTCTAGTTCTTCATATAGCATTAAGTCCTTAGTTGGAAAACTCATAGGAGACCATTTTACATCTGCCTCAGTAATTATAATACCCATCTTTCCAGCTTCATGACCGTAGCTATTCTGATATTGTTCATGTATCTTCTTTTTTTCTTTAGGAGTTACTGGTAAAGCTCCATGAGCATCTTTCTTTTGATTAGATAAAACACCTAAAGCGCCCATTTTATTTAGAGTCATATTTGCCTTACTTAACACGGCTTTAATATTACTAATAGGCATTTTTAAACTTTCAATCTTTGATGTTCCCAAAATAGGATTATCTGGGCTAGGTGTAGTGGTTAATAATATATCATTTGTTTCGTACCTTTCGCTAGTACCGTCTCCTAAATCTAACTTATAATAACTTACTATATCTTCAATAGATATTTGCTTAAATATCTTACCAGATAAAACTGTTTGCATGTGCTGGCTAGGTAAATTATACATTCCATATACATTACCATTAACTGCCAACTTATTATTAAAAGTAGTTCCATAGAGTGCATTATAAATAAACATTTGCATTAAAAACTCCTCTCTACTTTGCAGGGGGTTTGGCTTTTCTAATAGCTTATAAAATTCGTTTGTATCTTGGTTCTCTAATTTCTCCCCGTTCAAATCAGTTATAACAATATTTGCATTTGAAAACATAGACGCAAGCTTATCAATAACTATTCTTACATGTGGTATTTCTCTATAAATACTTTCATACTTTTCTACGTTTACATCGACCCACAAAGGCACATCTTTTTGACCGTAAATAGAATGATTAAAAGGGTTTTGATATTGATTAAACCATGTTTTCGGATTGTACCAAGCCATAATATTTATATAATAATTTATAACAAATTTACAATTATTTGACGATAAAACCGTCAAAAGTTTCATTATTGACGAAATTATTGTAATTTTATCGACGAGAAAACCGTCAACATGAATAAAAATATAGATGTTAAGGAGGTTAAAAAGCTAAAGGATAAAAAGCTTAAAGCCGTTAAAGATAACGAATTAGTAAAAAAATGATAGATAAGTCAAGATTTACAAGTAAAAAAGAGCTGTTTAAGTATTTAATTGCTAATAAAAAAGACTTGATAGACGTTAAGAAATCAATTATTAAGCATTGTAATCCTATTAACTCTATTGAAGTTGACGGTATAACTAGCAAAGCTTTAGAAACTAATCATAAGGACGATTTATCTAGTGGAGTTATTAAAAGAACTATTATAGGTAATACTTATAATTGGTTAGATTCTCATGACGATGTACACGTCAAAGGCATTTTTTCAAAGTCTATTAAAGAGCGTAAGAATAAAGTACGACACTACCACGACCATATAAACCAGTTAAGTGCTCAGGTTGGAAAGTTTACAGATGTTTATGAGAAAGATGTTAAATGGTCTGATTTGGGAGTTAACAAGGTTGGAACTACTACGGTACTAATGGCAGATAGTGACATATTGGAAAGGATGAATAAAAATATCTTTTTACAGTATGCAAATAAAGAAATAGACCAGCATAGTGTTGGCATGTATTACGTCAAAATAGAAATGGCTGTTAATGATGCTGAATACAAAGAAGAGAAAGCGGTATATGATGCTTATGTAGATTTAATAGCTAACAAAGAGAAAGCAGAGGAGCAAGGTTATTTCTTTGTAGTTAAGGAAGCAAAACTAATAGAAATTAGCGCAGTTCCAGAGGGTAGTAATGAGATTACACCAACTATTGATAATAAAGTAAATCCGTCGAAAGACAATTTAGATAAGAGTGACCCGTCAGAAGACAGTCATAAAGTAAATAATAATAAATTAAAAAAGTTATGTTAAAAAAATGGCAAAACGAGGACGGTTCTTTTAAAGGATTGTCAGGTGCAGACATTGATGCACTAAATGAAACGGAAGCAAACGAATACCACGATGCTTTTAAAAAGAACTCAGACGAAACTATCAACACTTTAAAGTCATCTATTGAGACTATTAAAGCTGATAAAGAAGCTGATAAAGAGCTAAACGCTGAGAAGATGAAATCTTTAAATGCTCAAATTCAAGTATTATCTAAATCTGCTGATTTATTGCAGTTAAGATTAGATGGTAAAGCTGAAAAGTCAGGTAAGGGAGTGGTTAATTCAATTGTAAAAGCATTAGAAGATAATGCAGATGCAATTAAAAACATCAAAACTAATAGAAGAATTGAATTTACTGCTAAAGCTACTGAGGTTGCTACTGACATAGGGGATAGAGATTATTTAGGTCAGTTAGAAACTAATATCGAGCGTAAGCCAGTTAGGAGAACTTCTATACTAGACATTTTCCCTACAAGATCAGTTAATTCTGAGTACCTACATTACTGGGAGGAAAACGTAGTAACTAGAGATGCTAAGTTTGTTGTTGCTTGTACTACATCTACTCATGATACAAAATTAACTTGGGCTAAGCGTACAGTTGAATTAGCTAAGATTCGCGACATGGTAGACGTATGTATTGATATGCTTGACGACTATTCTTTTGTTGATTCTGAGTTAAGAAGATTGATTAATGAGTCAATTCAATTGAAAAAAGAATCTGAGTTGTTACTTGGCCCTGCTGCTTCTGCAACTGACTTACAGTCTATTGACTCAATTGCATCTGAATTTAACCCAGCTAACGTATTAGCTCCTTTTAATGGTACAAACGGTTTCCAAACTCCAAACTTAGAGCAAGTTGTTGACGCTATGAGCGCGCAAATTCAAATCTTCGGACAAGAGAATAAGTGGATGCCTGATACATTAGTGATGAATTTTGCTGATTTCGTTAGATATAGAAACTTAAAAGATGCGGACGGTAATAAAATTGTACATACAATTGAAGGACTTCCTTTTATTGCTGGATTAAGAGTTATTACTTCTCCAATTGTTGTAGCAAATACTTGTTATGTTTTTGATTCTTCTAAAGGTTCAATGTTAACTAGACAAGGATATACATTTGGAATTTCTTATGAAAACAATGATAACTTTGAGCATGAAACTGCTACAATGAAAGCGGTAGAAAGAGTTCAATTCTATGTTAGACAGATTAATAACGATGCATTTATGAAGTGTACCGATATTGAGCAAGCTATTACAGATATTACTAAACCATAGTAATAATACACTACTAAAAGGCGTGCATAGAGATATGCGCGCTTTTGGTGGTAAAAGATATTAGCAATGAAGATAAAATTTAATTACGATTATAAACCTAGGAAAAAAGGCGAGATAGCAGAGTTTGTAACTAAACAAGAGTTAAAAATTGCTGAATTTTATACAAACGCTGGAATAGCTATTGAGTACAAAGAGTGCGACGATTGCAAAGACGGTAAAAAAGGCTGTAAAGATTGCGGAGACGTTGATATAGTTAATGAACCAAAAGAGGAAGTTAAAGAAGTTAAAAAACGAACTACAAGAAAGAAAAAAGTAAATGCCGACAATAACTAAAATAGCAGATTATAAAGCTAGGTATCAAATTGCAAAAGATGCTTATTCAAAAAAGACGTTGCAAACTTATATTGATACATTAGAGGCTAAGTTAATTTATGAGTTACTAGGTGCTGAGTTGGGCGGTTTGTTTTTAGCTGACTTAGATGCTGATGGCTTACCACAAACGCAACGATTTATAGATATTTACAATTCTTTTGCAATTGATGACGATTGCCAACTAAGATGCTCAGGAGGTATAAAAGAGTATTTATTAGGTCTTATTTACTTTGATTATTGCAGAAATGATAACACTTATAATAGCCAAATAGGTAATAAAGGCGCGGTAAGTGAAAACAGTGAAATAGCTGGTAATTTATGGAATGATTTAAGCCAAAGATATAATATATCAATTGAGACTGGTAAAGAAATTCAATGGTATTGCGAATGTTACAAATCAGAAGATTATACAGAGTTCAAAGGGATTAAATTAGAAATAACACACTGGATATGAGACCAACAGAACAAGCTTTAGGCTCAGTAGATTTAACAACGGGAGGAACTACAACGGCTGTACAAATATGTTTTAACTATGATTGGAGTATAGCACCTACTTTGACGGGTTCTGCTGGTACATCTGAATATACAATACAAGTAAGTCAAGATAATGTAACTTTCTTTGATTATAAAGAGGGCGCTACTACTAGCGTGGATAATTCATTTCAAGATCATTACTTTGCATGGACTTATGTAAGGATTAGCGTAACTGCTGGAGGTACTGGTAGTGCATCATTTAATTTTTTAGGTAAGTTAGACTAATGGGAGTAGTAATAGATTTAAGTAGCGGAGGTGGTGGAGATATTCCAAGTGGTGCAAAAGTATTTGATTATACCGCTATAAATTACACTGACTTAACAACGGTTGTAGCTCCAACTGCAAACGAGGGAGACTTAGCAATAGTCTATAATTCTCAGGGTATATGGCTTATAAATAGAAAGCTAAAAGGGGTTTATATTTATCAAGGTGGCACATGGGAATATGCAAGCCAAGAGCTACAAGATAAGATACAAGAAAACACAACCGAAATAACAGACTTAGAAACAGACTTAAATAACCATATTGCAGATACTAGCAATCCTCATTCAGTTACAAAGGCGCAAGTAGGACTAGGCAACGTTGATAATACAAGTGATTTAGATAAGCCTATTTCAAATGCAACTCAAGCAGCATTAGACACTAAACTAGAAAGCGTAACGGGTGATGGGGTAGATAATACAGACCCTATTAACCCCGTTTTAAGTTTTCCAGATGCAGACGAAGTAGACGACTCAACAACGTCTAATAAATTCGTAAAAAAGTTATACGTTGACTTAGATAGTGCAGAATCTACAGTAAGTAGAGCGGTTGCTGGAGGTCGTACAACTTTTACAATAACTCACAACTTAAACACAAAAGATATTATAGACAGAGTTTATAGGCTATCAGACGATAGACGTATAAATTGGAGGATTGAGACTCCAACAGTTAACACCTTAGAAGCTAGTAGAGCTGGTACGGTTGCAGATGGTTTGTTTAGAATATTGATAATTACGTAATGGAAATAAACGACATACTTAAACTATTAAACTTAACTCAAGCAGAGATAAACGCCCTTGCCGATAGTGATGGCTTATATATTAATAGCACGACAGGAAAACTAAATTTTAATGGCTCTGATATGGCTGCTGGTGGTGATATGAACTCTAGCGTTTACGACCCTAATACAGTTCAAGATGATGCTTTTGATTATGGTAATTTCTTAGGTACTTTCCAAATTAAAGGAACGCCACAAGTAGTTAGTATGTCATCAGATAAAGATAATTTAGGGGTTACTTCAAACATTGTAAACCTTACTGCAAGTTCACAAGATAGAAGGATTACAGGCATAGTAGCACCACCAGCAGGAGTTAATAGAGTTATTTGTTTTATGAATACCAGCTCGTCTTTTAGAATAAAATTTGTACATCAAAGCGGTAGTAGCTTAGCTAATAATAGAATAGTTTTAAGGGGTAACGCAGGTACTAGAAACTTACTAGCGCTTCAAGTTGGGTTTGCAATTTACAATCATAGTATAAATAAATGGTATATAACGAGGATAGCATAATATGAGACAGTTTTATAAAGACATAGACGGAGCAATTGCATTTGAAGATTCTGCGCCGGTTGGATATAGTTTA